GCTATGACTAAATCATGCGAGGCTCTGACTGCTCAGAATGAAAGACTAAACAAAGATATAGAAAATTTAAAAAAGAAAATTGATATGCTTCAAGATCGCCTCTTATCTAACGCAGAAGAGCGAGAATAACTTTGTTGTTCATAAGTACACAAAGAGTAAGTCGTGAGTGCTCCGGAAAGGTTCTTTACTGCCTATATAGGGTTGCCGTCAGCCAGCCTTCCAACCACGACGCTGACACCATTTTACTTCAAGGGGATGCAGGGTTATCGATCTGGCTAGTGCTAGAGACGGGGGTTCAACTCCTCCCATCTCCACCATTTTATCGACTAAAGAAATCCCTAAAGGCTTGAATGCCAGTCATAGCCTCTTGAACCTGAGGAGTGAGAACACGCCTGTTAATCTGCTCTTGCAGATACCTAGCTGCTTCAGCCCTATCCATATCTTGGATTCTTTTAATGAAATATTGTGCTCTGCCATTTACCGATAATGATTTAACCCTTTTGTCAGCAGCCGTTATTCCCGCGGCTTCATCCTTGAGAAATGTTTCTACGCGACGCTTAACTGCTTCATTTGCTTCTGGATCAACTAGTAGGTCTTGAAGGATGCGAGATCGCTCTTGTAGACTGTCTGCATTTCTTAGCTTGCCCGTATATCCGTCAGCAATTCTACGCGCTCTTTGTGCGTTAGTGTTTTCCTGCTTGTCTATGTTGTCAATTAGTTGCTGATCACCAGTTCTTAACTCAAAGGTCTTTGCGTATGTCTCACCAAAGAATCTACGAAGAACTGGACGATCTGCGCGAGTAGTCTTTTCTCCATTTATTACTTTTGATGTTACATCAAACACTCGTTTAACAAATGTTCCTGGACCACCAGTATAGTTTTGGTAAAGATAAAGTAGATTCTCTGGAGATACCTCGTATCCCATGTCTTGAAGCTGTTCAGCCAAGTTTAGAGCTAACTCGCCACCTTGGGTTCTAGCCGTCCAAGGGTGAATCTTTTCAACATCAGAGATGTTTTCATTCTCCAACCAAGATGGTCGTATGTCTCTTCCTAGCCCGTCCTTGTTTCTAGATAGTTCTAGTATTGGTCTAAGCACTGTTGGGACAGGGGAACCTCCCATTGGATTGTATGAGTCAATAATATTTTTACTCATGTCCTTGGCTACTGCCGCTGCATCAATATTCTCTTCGCCTCCGAACATAATTCTTTGGGCGTAGTCAGCAGCAACCTTAAAGGGAACCATAGAGTAACCAATAGGTATAGAGGTGTACCTAAGACTACCGTCTGGATTTTTTCCTGTAACGAACGTAAGGTGTTTATTTAATTTATATTTAGGTATTTTTTCCCTATAATTTTCATCAATCGTTTTGTTATACCTGTCTAGGGTATAAGCTGTTGCCGTCAATGCACCCATTACCGATGCGGCAATCTTTGGGTTCTTCATGCTACGCAAAAAGTTTTTAGCACCCTGAATGGCTGGATTACTGAACAGATACAATGCCCTGATAGTATCTCCCTGTGCGCCTTGTAACTGCGGGTCAAATGAACTGTTACGTGCTGCTAGTGCAGCCTGATCCATTGTCATGCCGTCTGCACGTCCACGACGGTAAGTAGCAAACCTAGTAGAGTTTTCAAACAACTCATTGATTCCATTTATTATCTTGTTGAACTTTCTAGCTTTAGACTTAGTTGGTGCATTTAGTTTGCCCCCTAATTCAGCTATGTTCTTTTCAATATCATCTAATGTAGATAATCCAAGGCCACCAGTTCTACCTCCCGCTTGAACAAATTCATCATACAGTTTGTCCATCTCAGCCGCACGACCTCCACTAGCCTTTTGTCCACGAAGGTTTCGAAAAATGGTTCTCATGTCATCCCGGAGAGTGGAGATGGGGTCTAGGGTCTTGAATGCCTGACCCAGTGACATCTTCTGCATATTGTTTACAAATGCTTCTGAACGGTCACGAATCAAATTAGGAACCATGAACTCAGGATTGAATCTGGTATACAGACCACCAACAAATTTGTTGAATCCTTGAGCCGCTTTCATAATCCCAGTAGTAACTTCGCGGTTATACCCCTTCATAGCCGCAGCAAGTTTGGGGTCTTTAAATTCTACGAACACCGGCTTACCGTTTTCAAAGACAGTCAGCACATTCTTATCTGCGTTTTCGTAGACAGGAACTTTCTTTGATGGAACCTTCTTGCCCTGTGCGCGAAGAGCATTGGCTGTTTCAGAAGTGTCTTTGACTAGCTTTGTGCTAACAACTTTAGGTTTACGAACAACAGCAATATCACCAGCAGTAGCGGGATTGTCTCTTATTAGTTTTACAAATGCTTGGTTAGCCTTATTAACTTGTGCTCTACGCGTAGCTCCAATAAGATTGTCTATAATGTTTTGTGATATATCGTTGACCTCAAGATCAGAACCTCTTGCTCTGCGTATGCCAGATGATAACGTTTCGTAACGACCTGCACGGCCAGCAATGGTAGAGGCTACATCCGCTAGTTCGTCAGTTTCTAATATACGATTTAGGGGAACGTAGTCAGGGAATTGTTTGCGGAGCTTGTTGGCATCAACCTTACTAATTAAACCGCCTTCCTCTATAGTATTAAGGATTCTTCTTGATAAGTCTTGGCGTAACTCTATAGATTCTTTTAATTCCTTGTTTAAACCTCTGGCCTCAAAGTTTCGTATAGTTTCTTGAAACTCTTTAGTTGTTCTGCCAGCGGCTCCGTCTCCACCAAATTTAGATCGGTTTGCTTTGTTATATGCAATGCCGTGTTTGGCATACAAGTAGTCATTTACAGAGCGAGACAAGATGCTTGCATCAGTGCCTAGTTCGTTTGCTTTAGATACGAGGAAGGCTCCATCAATATCAACTAATCTTTGTAACTCCTCGTTCTTAGCCGCTATCTTACCTTCGGCTAGTCTGCGTTGTAGATAGAAGTCACTTTCGTCAGATTTAACTTTTAGTGGACCAACATCTTTTATCTGGCCACCAGCAACTTCGTTCTGTAAAACCCTAGCCCTGATTAGGTCATCACTATATGCTTCACTAATCCCTAGTTTTATATCACGGAAATTCTTCGGAAGCATCTCGGCGTATTCCTTACCTGTGCGCTCTACGCCATCAACCAGTATCTTGGCATCTTTATCACCAATCTTAAATGCTTCACTAAGACGACGTGTAGGCATACCTGCAAACTTGCTGTAAGCTTTGCTAAAGGCTTCACCGCTGACCCCTAACCCTGCACCTAGGGCGGCTCCTGTTAGACCTGCTGAGGTTAACTCATCTATCGAGGGTAGTTCTCCTTCATCAATAGCTGTCTCTGCAACTCTAGCTCCAGCAGAGATACCTGCACCGACTGTAGCTTGTCTAGCAACTGTACTAACACCAAACTTAGCTCCCTTGGCTCCAGGTATTAGATTGATAAACGCGTCGGCAACAACCTGACCCTTACTAATTTCACCATCAGGATTAAGTATACGTTGACGAGCTATCGAACCAGCAGCACCAGCCCCTAGTCCACCTACAACATAACCAATGACAGTTCCTACTCCCGGTAAGATGGCTGTTCCAACTGTAGCACCACCCAATCTACCTGCTTCAGATATTGCTATATCTGTAGCAAAAGCAGCGGTGTAATCAGCAGCACTAGGATCATCTGAGTCAAGGACTGACAGATCAACCTCCGGTTGTGTATCTAAGACTGATAGGTCTACGGATGATTCTGGCTCATCAAGCACTGATAAATCAACAGCCATTACAGCTTACCTTCTTTTTCCATTGCTTCTATGACCTCGGCCCTAGTGCTGTTGGGGTTGGCGGCAAGCACCTTTTGTATATCTGCTTCTTGTTTAGGCGTAAATTCACTATCTATTGAAATCTTTGGTGCATCTGTAGCATCAACCGTAGGTGTATCTCCCGCTTCAATACCTGCCATAATATTTTGAAACTCAGAATTAGAACCACCTGAAACCCTTGTTAAGCCCTTGTATCTCGTTGTGCCGTCGGAGTATTTTTGAGTAATGACTCCAGTCTCTGGATCAACTACGGGTGGTTCAGATGGAACAATGCCTGATTGAGCTAGTTGTGCATCAAGCGCGTCCATTCTTCTTTGAGTTAAATCTCTTTGATCCTGCAATTTTTGTAGTCGTTCTGGCTCTGCGGCTTGTATGCTTCTAGCTAAAGTATTGACCCTAGATGCAGATGGATTTCTTACTCCCCGTGCAGCTAGTTGACCCTCTGCTCTGCGCTTTGCATCATCAAAGGATAGACCCTCTGTTTGGCCACCAGTGGTTCTACTTTGTGCTATACGAGTATCTCTTTCTGTTTGAGTTTCACCCGGTAGCCTATCTCTCTGCGCAAGCCTAGCCTCACGTTCAGCACTAGCATCTTGAAATGCAACAGGTGGAGCAACAGCACCTTGTTCTTGTATTTCACGAATTGTAGGAGCACCAGCAATTTGCTGCAATCTAGCTTGAGTTTCTTCGACTCCCATTGGGCGATCAAATGATTTTATAACTCCAGCATCGCCACCCCTGCCTAGACCTACTACAGAGGGTTGACTCAATCCAGCCATATCTTGCTCAAACTGTCTTAGTTGTTCTGCTGATATTTGTCTGCGAGTTCCTCCTTCGTCCTCTTGGATAATGGTTCCATCTGGCAATGTAAAAGTAGCCCTTGGGACAAATTGTCCTATGGCTGTATTTGGATCAGTGAACAAATCAGCAGTTAACTGAGCTTGCTCTTGAAATGGAGTTATAACATCTGTAGCGGTTGTTCCAGAACGCTCTGCTCGTTCATCCATAAAGTTTTGAACTGCCCTCTGATCATCCGATACAGTTCCTAGTTCATTGATTTGTTTTGCTAGTTCAACTTGATTGCTAACTATGTTGGCTTCCCTGCCAGCAATTTCTTCATCAAGAGCACCCAATGCAGCTTCAAGTGGAGTAACATCAGTAACTGGTGCTACGCTCGCTTCAGCATCTTCTCTCATAATATCAAGCTGTGCTCCTGGAGACAAGTTGTTTATGGATTGTTGTAACTCAGCTTCAGTAAAAGCTGGCTGGCTCTGTGCTCCCGGAATAAATAAATTAGCAAGAGGACCTGCTATACCTTCACCAATTCTTTCTGAAAGGCTTCTGTCCGTTAACGCTTCGGTTGCCAAGTCAGCCGCACCGTATATTAATGTACCTGGTCCTCCAAATCTAGCAAGACGAGATGCCCTCGCTGGATTAATCCTGAAGTCAAAATCGTCGGCCGACGGTCGAGTTGAACCAGTCAACCGTGGTTGTCCCCCTCCTGTTTGTCCTCCTGCGGTTGTTGTTGTAAGCGTTCCTCCAGTTGTAGCAGGTGTTCCTGTAGTAGAAGTAACTGCCGGTGGTTGAAATCCAGTTGTAGTTGCAACTTGAGTAGAACCTATTAAAGCAGGTGGTTTAAATTGCGCTGCCAGTCGAGCCGCATCGTTAGCAGCTACCCTCTGTGCAAAGGCGGATCGGGGGGTATAACTTGTGGGATCACGATCTGTTAGGATGTTGAGCACTTGACGAGTTGGCGGTCTTGTAGGCACACGACCAGTTTGTGCCGCAAAAGCTGCTCCACCTAAGCCTAGCCCTCCCATCATAACATCCCCTGTATTCACAGCAGGTGCTTCTTCTTGTCCGATAAGGGTGTTTTCTAGCTCTTCTTCTTCGTCCATAGGGTGTATTATATCATAAAGGGTTAACTGTAAGTGTAAAAGTCAATAGAGGGAGTTATAACTTTTAAGCTAACTCCAAAATAAGGATTATTTATTGTCACTCCGTTAGCATCAAAACTTTTTGTTGGCTGTGTCTCACCCTCAGGCGCACCAGCCGCAATAGCACCAACCCCATAAACAAGCGGTATGCCGGATACTGTAGTATATCCTATTTCGTCTAAATCACTAATACTGCCAGATTCTTCTGGGGTAATAGAATCTAATCTATATATACCTCGAGCTCTTGACTGTCCCGTCCCTGATCCCCCTGGCAAATCAGAAATTGGTCTAAGTTTTGATTGAAACAACAATCCTCCAAGCCCGTATCCAATAAAATTACTTTCATCGCTGGTGCTTCCATTATAGTATTGGTGAATACTAATGTCCCACGTAGCACTATTATCAAAAAATCCAGCTACATTTTCTGCATTTCTAATTACGCTACCTAAAAAAGAAGAGTTACCTGGGGGTGAATCAACAAACGCACAAACTCTTTCAAAGGGTTCAGAGTCATCATATGCTCCAGTGCTTGTATCGAGTGTTAAAGTAAAACCCGTTTTAAAAAAACTTTTTGTATATGTTTGTGTTAAACCGCCATTCGTTCCTACAACTTCAATATCAATATTAAAACGATAAGTATTCCAAAATAACTTCATTCCATTTGCAAAGGAAAGATTTATTTGATCTTGAGTTACGCTTGTTCCAGCATCTGCGTCTGTTTTTTTATAACCTCCCAATGTAACCCAATGACTAAATGAAGAAATATCTGATTTAATTAAACAATACGGAAATGCGTTTCTTCGTCCTTTTGCGTGAAATGACCTTGTAGTTGGCATTATATTTTATAGTATTCGACAATTGGTTCTCCATCTTTACAAGCCAATGCTTCCTTGTATACACCCAATTGATTTAACATTTTTTTATCACGAACTATTGGTATTCTAGCAATAGTTTGTGCGCTACCACCAGTTGCTCCAGTTCCCACATTAAGTGCTGTGTTAGTATCAAATGCAATGGTTCCAGTTGAATCGTAAGCAAGATTAGATATAGGAATACTAACGCTCCAGTTATCCTGAGTATTAATATCAAAATTTTCAAATATGTTGTTTCTGGGTATAGTTAAGGTAGAGCCACTAATTAAGAAAATATAAATATTATTAACTCTGTTCCCTACTCCACCACCAAGACCCTGTGCGCTTTCCATTGCATCATCAGATAGGCCTGTTGGGGAGGACTGAAGAGATGTAGCGTTGGCATATATATCTGCTATTGCAGATTCAGGTTGTTGCTGAACAAGGGTTGCTGCCCTGTATGAAGACGTTGCATCCATACTATTAAAATGTTACGTTAGTTTTTAGGTAAGTCTGGGTTCCATCAATCTTCTTCAAGAACGGAAC